CGTCCCGGTGGAGACCGCCTGAGATGGACGTTCTCGCCGATAAGTTCCGTGTCCTGCCAGATGAAAGGCGGGACTTCCATGTCCTCGCCGACAGGTTCCGGGTTACGCCGCCAGCAGGTTTTTCAGTGCAGCGAGCGTCGCGTCCCGTGTTTCCTGATCCGACTTCTGAAGGCTCGGCATGAGAAGCGCCTCCACCTTTTCTGCGAACTGCGAGTCGCGCTCCATTGCGTCCTTTGCCAGCTGCGCGACGACTGCCTGCATTGCAAACGTCGTGACCAACAAGTGGTTTCTCAGCTCGGTCTCCATGTCGCCCTCCTTGCGGGCTGTTCGTGTGGAAACAGCAGCGTACCGCAAGGCGGGCGGCGCCTTCTTGGCCGGGGAGGGCGCCTGAAATGTCGGTGATCTCTTCCATGGCGCCCATCGTGCGCCGCGCCTTCGCCAACAACTACGTTCACGGAGTCCAGGAATGAACATCAGCGATGCAGCCCACAAGACCGTGAAGGAATACCCGGGCGGCGCTGAGGCGTTGTCGACCCGCTTGGTGACCATCAACGAGAAGGGTGAGGAGCGGCCCATGTCTGCCGCTGTGCTGCGCAACAAGGTCAATCCGAACAACACGACGCACCACCTGACCCTTGCGGAAGCGAGCGAGATCATGGCGCTGACGAACAATCACCGGATTCTCCACGCCTTGGCTGCAGAGCACGGCTACGTCCTGCGTCGTGTCGAGGGTGCGCCGAGCGGCAGCGTCGTGACGGCGATCCTCGCGGTGTCGGCTCGGCAAGGGGATCTGGCGCAGGCTGTGTCCGAGTCCCTGGAAGATGGGCAAATCACGCCCAACGAAGCTATCGAGATCGGCCGGCTGTGCGCATCGATTCAGGCGGATGCGGCGGAACTTGCGCAGCGCGCCGATCAGGCCGCCTCGAGGTCTCGCTGATGGCTGCCCAGGACGCAAAGCCTAGGCAGCGGATGATCGGCCTTGCCCGCTACACGGATCAGCAACTGCGGACAGAGCTTGATCGCCGGGCGCGCGCTGCAGGTAAGCCGGCGGCGCAGTGGGTCGGCAAGCGGTCGGAGTACCTGCGCAAGACGGCCGCCGAGTTGCAGGCACAGCTTGACGAGCTTCTGGAGGACCGTGTTCCAGCGGGGCCGATGCTGGCCGTGAAGCGCGCCCGTGTGCGCTCCCTCGAAGAGCGGATCAACAAGAACTTGCGCTTCGCCAAGTTGGCGGAAGCGGAAGGGAACTAGGCGCGCCGTCGCCACCAGAACCCCGCCCCTCTAACCGCCGGGTAGCTCCTGGCGGGACAGCCGAACTCCTGCGCGGTTGAGGGATGCGGGTATGCAGGAGGACGTAGGAGCAGAGCCATGCAGTACACGACATCGAGGGGGGGCTGACATGCAGGACGCACGCATTGCGACCGGGCTATCAGGCCATCCGAAAACCAAGAAGCTGATCCGCACGCTGGGCCAAGCCGCAGCGTGGAACCTGATCTGCCTCATCACCTGGGCAGCAGCGAACCGCAGCGACGGTGACCTGTCGGGGATGACGGTTGAGGATATTGAGCTTGCCGCCGACTGGCTGGGCGACGAAGGCGTTCTCGTGGCCGAGCTGGTCCGCGTCCGCTTCCTGGACCAGACCGAGGCCGGCTACGCGCTGCACGACTGGGAGGACCACAACCCGTGGGCCGCTGGCGCCGAAGCGCGGAGCGAGAAGTCGCGTTGGGCTGCCCTGTGCAAGCAATACGGACGCCCCGAGGCTGCTAAGAGGATGCCCGACTATGCCAAGCGCATCGGGTTTGAATACTCGTCGCAACCCGAAGGACTGCCAGAAAGTGCCAGTGGCACCCCAGTGGCAGATTCTGGGAGTGCCCCGTCTCCGTCTCCGTCTCCGTCTCCGTCTCCAGAAGAGCCTAAATCCTCGCTTCGCTCGGATTCGTCATCGGCTGCGCCGGATGACGCCCAGGCCGACGGCGGCAAGAGCGGCGACAAGGCCCAACGGCTGGCCGAGGTCACGGACGAGGCGATTGCGGCATGGAACGCCTCGCTGCTGGTCAAGCCAAACGGCGGCCTGCTGGCGGCGGTGAACCCTGCCGTAGGGCGCGAGAACCGCCGAAACCAGGTCAAACGCTGCATCGCCATCGCCCGGGACATTTGCCGGGAGCAGGGACATCGGCGCATCCCCGCCGAGTTCTGGGCGGAGTACTTCGCCGTCGCCGCACGGGACGATTTCCACGCCGGTCGCCAAGGCGGCGGGCGCGGCCACGAGAGGTGGATGCCCGATTTCGAGTTCCTGACGCAGCCCAAGACGATGCTGAAGCTGTTCGAGCGCGTCGAGAGCGAGGAGACGGCCTGATGCACGACGTCGACCAGGCGCTGGCGCACCTGCGGGTGCCACCGCAGAGCGTTGCCGCCGAGCAGGCGGTCATCGGCGGCCTGATGCAGTACCCGGAAGCATGGGCCAAGGTGGAGGCGTTGCTGCAGCCCGAGGACTTCTACCGCCGCGACCACCAGCAGGTCTACCGGGCGATCCGGGACATGGTGGCGCGCGACCGGCCGTTTGACGCCGTGACGTTGGGCGAGTGGTTCGAGGCTCAGGCCAAGGCCGCCGGTCGTGATGACGATGGAATCGGTTCCTACCTGATCGATCTGGCCGCGACCACGCCATCGGCAGCGAACATCGCCGGCTATGCCCAGATCGTGAGCGACAAGGCCCTGGCGCGGCGGATGATCGAGATCGGGACGGAGATCGCCAACGCGGGGTTCGATCCGGGCTTCACCCCGGACGATGGCATCGCCGCCGCGCAGACGCTGATGCAGGGGCTGGCCCCAAGCCAGACCGGCGGCCTGGTCTCTGTCACCGACACGTTGCCGGACTGGTTCGATGACTTGCGCCACCGGTTCGAGTTGGGCACGTCCGTTACTGGCGTACCGACCCCCTGGGCGGCGCTCAACGATGCGACCCACGGACTGCAGGACGGCGACCTGATCATCCTGGCCGGCCGTCCCAGCATGGGCAAATCCATCGCGGGCCTGAACATCACCGACTTCGCCGCGCGGGATCGGCATGTCGCGCTGTTCTCTCTGGAGATGAACAAGAAGCAGATCAACAGGCGTGGCATCTCGGCCGCGGCCAAGGTTCCCCACGACTGGCTGCTGGCTCCAGGCGGCGCCGACGAGCACTGGTCGAAGGTGACTGGCGCGGTGCGGGACCGGCGCGCGCTGCAGCTGAGCATTGACGACACGCCGTCCCTGCGGATCAGCCAGCTCATGGCCCGGGCGCGCGCGCTGCACGCGAGGAATCCCATCCGCTTGCTGGTGGTGGACCACATCCATGACTTCAAGATCGACGCGAAGCTGGCGCGCTTCGAGTACGGCGAGATCGCCCAGGGGCTCAAGACCCTTGCCAAGGAGTTCAACTGCCCGGTTGTGGCGCTGGGCCAGCTGAACCGCGCGTTGTCGCAGCGTTCGGACAAGCGGCCGACCATGGCTGACCTGCGCGAGTCGGGCGAGATCGAGCAGAAGGCGGACATGATCATCTTCATCCACCGCGAGGACTACTACGACAAGAACACCCACATGCGTGGGGTTGTTGAGTTGATCTTGGCGAAGGGCCGCGACGTGGAGGCCGGGAAGTCGATCTTCTTGGCGAACGACTACGCGCACATGGCGCTGCGTGACCTGGACGGTCCGCTGCCGTTGCCTGCGGAGCCGGAGCGGGGCAGCAAGCCGGGCAAGCCGCGGTTCTTCGGCGGTGGCGCCGGCCGGCGGTTGGCCCCGGAGGAGGACTGATGGCTATGTCCCATTCGACCGGCACCCCGACCGCTGAGGAGGCTGAGCGCATCGTGGCGGCGAAGGTCGGCCCCTGCATGGCCTGTCTGGCGCTCGTCACCGCCGACCTGCTGGCGCCGGAGCTGGTGGTGATCGGCTGCGACTACAACCACGCGAAAAGCGGCAACGTCCGCCGCGGGCACATGTTCGGGTATGCGCTGTGCGCCTGGCATCACCGACGCCACCCGCTGGAGGGGAACACCTTCGCGTGGATGCGGGCGATCTACGGCCCGAGCCTGCTTGATGGCTCGCGCGTGTTCCACGAGACCTACGGCTCGGACGACGAGCTGATCGAGCAACAGACCTACGTGATCGAACAAAGGAGAGCGGCATGAACAACGTGCGCGAGCTGCTGGCGCGGCTGAACCCCACCGTTGCCAGGCTGGACGGCGCGGCCGGCGGTGGCGTGGTCGAACTGAGCAATATCGACATCTCCGGGGCGCTGGGCATGGTGCCGGCTGGCATTGGCCGAGACCTGCTGGAGCTGCTGCACGGTCCCGACCCGAGCCGCGGCGACATCCTGCGGGTGCTGGAGGGCATCACGCGCATGGCGCTGGAGGAGCGGAACCGGCGGTCGAAGGACTACGCGGATGCACGCGCGACCTGGGGCATTGCCGAATGCATGGCTCGGTTCAACCGCGACCGGGAGGAGCGCACGGTGCGACACCTGGAGATCCTCAAGGCGCGGGTGGCCATTGCCCGCGACCGGCTGTGGCCCGAGCGCTTGGAAGAGCGGATGCCGGAGATCGCTACGGTGGCAATCGGCTACATGAAGGGCGAACGCTTGAGCAACCGCGAGCGCGCCACCGCCCTCGGCGTCGGCGATTCGACGTACCGGGAGGGATGGGCCGAAGTGGTGGATTGGCTGCTGACCCAGATGCTTGAGGCGGAGCAGTGCGCAGCGAACAGGTTCTGCCACGCGCTCCAGCAGTCGGCCGCGTAGTGCGCGGGTGACAGCCGCGCGATTTTGGCCCTACATTCCTACCATCACGCGACGAAAGCCCGGCACAAGCCGGGCTTCTTCTTTTCAACCCGATCACCACCGCGCCGAAAACCCCTCCGCTCGCCGTGAGGCGATTGGGGCTGGCGTCGTGCTGCTACCTAAGCGGCAGTGCACCGGCTACCGCCATGGCCGGAACCGCCTAGCCAGCGGTGGTGATCGGACCTTCTACGCCCGTCGACCCACACCGGACCCATTAGCAGAGCCTGCCGGCTGCGGTGCCGGGCACCTTTTAAACAAAAGTGTTTACCGTTACACAAAAGTGTGTAAAATGGCCTCCATCGAAACAACAACGGAGGCGGATGAAAACAAGCGAGTTCAGGCGGTGGTTGCAGTCCCAAGGCGTGGTGATGAAGGAAGGAGCCAATCACACCAAGCTGTACTACCAAGGGAAGCAATCGACACTGCCCCGACACGCTGCGGAGATGAGGGAAGGCACACGGAAGGCCATCATCAAGCAGCTAGGATTGGAGGAACCGCCCCGGTAAGGGGCGGCGCCTTCGGCTCGCAAGTGACCATCTGATTACACATGCTGTATCCAGCAAAACTGGCGCCGGAGGACGGCGGCTACGTGGTGACGTTCCGGGACATCCCGGAGGCGATCACGCAGGGCGACACGAGGGAGGAAGCCATTGCGATGGCGGCCGATGCCCTCGCAACGGCTATGGAGTTCTACTTCGAGGACCGCCGGCAGGTTCCGCCGCCGTCGGAGCTTCGCCGGGGTGAGGTGGGTATCTCTCTGCCGGCTGGCTTCACCGCGAAGGCGTTGCTGCTCAACGAGATGCTGGCCCAAGGCGTGACGCCTTCGGAGCTGGCCCGCAGGATGGGAACGTCGCCGCAGGTGGTGAACCGGATTGTGGATCTCGGGCATGCGACGAAGATCGACACCATCGCCGACGCGCTGCGCGCGCTGGGCGCCCGGCTGGACCTGACTGTTAGCCGCGCGGCATAGCACCGCCCAGGGGAAGCCCTGGTGAATCACAACAAGGCCCTGCCGGCGACGGTGGGGCCTTTTTCATTTCCGCCTGCTGCGCCGTACCGACCGGGCCTCTCCGTCCCGGTGGCGCCGCGGGCGTTTCATCCGTTGCCGGGAGACCGGAATGCACACGAGACCGCAAACCATGCGCGAGGAAATCATCGGAACCACCGGCAGCGCCGTACTCAAGACCGCGCCGATGGTGGCCGTGGCTGGCGCCAGCGTGGCCGGCTGGGGCGTGCAGGAGTGGATGTATGCCGGGACGCTCGGCTACATCGTGCTGCAGGGCATGTACCTGGTGTGGAAGTGGTACCGGGAGTGGAGGAAGGACCGCGATGGCCGGTGAACCGAAAAGCCCGGTCCGGGTTGCGGTCGCCGGCCTGATGTTGAGCGCGGCCGGCTTCATGGGCTGGCAGGTGAAAGAGAGCTTCGCGCCCAAGCCGCACATCCCGACCAAGGGCGACGTGCCGACCATCGGGTTCGGCTCGACGCGCTACGAGGACGGCCGGCCGGGACGGCTGACGGACCCGCCGATCACCCGCAGGCGCGCCGAGGAGCTGGCGTGGAACCTCCACAGTGAGGAGGCCGAGCGGTTCAGGGCTTCGCTGCCGGGCGTGCGGATGACGCAGGGCGAGTTCGACCTGTACCTGGACTTCACCGGGCAATACGGGATCGGCAACTGGCGTGGGTCCGGCATGCGGCGAAACTTGCTCGCAACGGTCACCGCACCGACCCCCGATGCCCAGCGTGCCCACTACCGGGCCGCCTGCGATGCGCTGCTGCGGTTCAAGTACGCCGCCGGCTACGACTGCTCGACGCTGGTGGATGGCAAGCCGAACAAACGGTGCTGGGGCTCGTGGGAGCGCCAGCAGGAGCGCCATGCCAAGTGCGTGGCCGAACAAAGCCCTTGAGGGCATGGAGGTTTAGGTGAATCCCGAGGTTCGATCCGAGCGGAAAAACGTGACGGTCCACAAGGCGGTCTTTCATGAAAAAGACCTGCATGACCTGGTGGCCCGCGCTGTTGGGTGCGGCGTTGGCGTTCCGTGGCGCGCGCCGTGGGTCCATGTCCACATCTATTCCTCCACCCATCAGGAGGGAAGCTTGGGCACTTCCAAGCCCTGCGTGCATATCGAGTTGACCGTCGATCATGACAAGGAGCCGGATGCCGCGCGGAAACCGGAGAAGATCAAGGAGCAGGGACATGAGCATCAGCCTTGATCTGCTGCGCCCCTATGCAGACCTGATCCGCTGGGCGGTCGGCTTGCTGCTGGCCCTGCTGGTGCTGGCATTCGGCTACCGCTGGGGCGGCTCGCATTGGCGCGGCGAGTACCAGGCCGAAGTCCAGGCCCGCGCCACCGAGAACGCGCAGCACGCCGCCACCCTGCAGCAGCTGGCCGAGGCCACCGCCGCGGTGGCCGCAAAGGCGCGCGCTGCATCCGAGAAGCTGGCCCAGAGCCGGCGCGAGAACGACACCCGCTACCAGAAGGCCATCAACGATGCGAACCGTGCCGAACGTGATCTTGCCGCTGCTCTGCGCCGCGGTTCTGTGCAGCTGCGGCCGGAGTGGTCCTGTGGTGCGGCCGGAGCCGGCACCGGTGGAGCTGCGGTCTTTGCCGCAGGACAAGATGCTGCCGCCGACCTTCGGTGGGCAGGCGCGACGCATCTTGTTGCAGGAGGCGACCGGGCAGACGCATGGATCGGGTGGCTCCAACGGGAGCTGATCGACACCCGGCGCGCGGTAGTGGCTGCCGGCTGCGCCGTCGAGATCGGGCCGACGCAGCCGCAGGGATAGAGGCGCTACTCCTTCTTGAGGTAGTCCTTGAGCTGATAGATGTAATAGGACAGGTCGGTCGAGGAGTTGTAGATGCCGGAGATCCATTTGCTGGGCGGGGCATCCACTCGCATATGGAAGTTGGCAGAGGCCGACCTGACCGCCGGCCCGAAGAAGGCGCTCTCCAGGTGAGTTAGCGGCCTGCGGCGCCCGTCCACTGTCTCGTTCTTGGCGAGCGCCTTGAGCTCGGCCTTCACTGCAGTAAGCCGTTCTCGGAGTTCCGGCATGTCGTCCCGGTTGAGGGTGCGCCATCCGTCCGATATCCGCATTAAGTCCTCAAGTTCATTGTGCAAGCGGCTCAACGTCGAGAGCACCAGCTCGGCATCCTGGAGATTTCGTGTGTCCATTCATTACTGTCCAGATAAGGGTGAGACCACGGTGTCCATTTCCACCAAGGGCGTTCCCCAAGCAGACCTGCACGTCTGGTTGGCGGCGGCGACCCTTCGCACGGTGGAGTCTATCGCCAGGGCGGACAGCCGGTCGGCGCGGCGGAAGCTGGTGGCCGTACTGGCAGGCCAGGTGCGGACCTTGCGGAAGGCTTGCGGATGAAGCGCAAGGCCGGAGGCGGACACCTGGCGCTCGGCCGGCTCAAGGCCGGGAAGATGAACCAGACCGAGAAGGCGTATGCCGAACACCTGAGCGCGCTGCAGCACGCAGGCGAGATCCTCTGGTTCCGGTTCGAGGGCATCAAGCTGCGGCTCGCCGACAACACGTTTTATACCCCGGACTTCGCAGTCCTGGCGGCTGACGGCGTGATGGAGATGCGCGAGGTAAAGGGGTTCTGGCAGGACGATGCCAGGGCGAAGATCAAGATCGCGGCCGATCAGTACCCGTTCCGGTTCATCGCGGTGCGCGTGCGCCCGAAGAAGGACGGCGGCGGCTGGGCCGTGGAGGAGTTCTGATGTCCGAGACGGTCACAGCATCCATCGGCTGGCGCTGGTGGGTGCGCTGGTATCTGCGCGCGGTGGTGTGGTTCGCCCGGGTGACGGGCATGGAGCCGGACTGGCAGCGGGTGGAGTGGTGGATACGGCGCGGCCTGTTCGTGCGAACTGAGCCGCGCGGGCGCGGAAGGTTGTGATGAGCGGACGGCCGATGCGCCAGCGAGGCGGCACCGCGTTCGCCCACCTTTACAAGACGGCCCGCTGGCAGCGAATTCGCAAGGCGCAGCTTGCACGGGAGCCCCTGTGCAGCAGATGTGCCGCTAGAGGCGCGGTCACTGCGGCGACGGTTTGCAACCACACGAACGGGCACCCCGCTGGCGAGACCGAGGAGCAGTTCTGGGGCGGCCCGTTCGACAGCCAGTGCGTGACCTGCCACCCTGCCACAGCGGCGAGACCGCCCGG